TTATTATATTAAAACAAAAAACCTTAAGTAATTATATAAATGAACTTCCCCAAAACACCAGGTCAATGTGAGTATTTAAGAGTTATACAGTCTCCTAAACCAATTATAATTGCAACCGGTCCAGCTGGTTCTGGTAAAACCATGTTTGCGTGTCAACTAGCGGCTGAACAACTCAGGGAGAAAAATGTAAAACGTTTAATACTCACGCGACCTATTGTTGCGGCGGATGAAGATATGGGGTATTTACCCGGTGAAATGGAACGTAAAATGGAACCATGGACGAGACCAATGATGGACGTTTTCGAAAATTATTTAACGCGTAATCAACTCGAACAACACGTTCGCATAGAACCACTTGGTTTCATGCGTGGTAGAACATTTAACGATGCGTTTATAATTGCAGATGAAATGCAAAATAGTACACCAAATCAAATGAAAATGTTACTTACGAGACTCGGGGATAATTCAAAAATGATTGTCACTGGCGATCTTAAACAAAGTGACCTGGGTCCAAGAAACGGTTTAGCTGATTTAGTTAAACGTATAAAAGGCCTTGACCTTGAATATATCGAACATGTCATCATGAACGATGAAGACATCTTGCGACACCCCGCGGTTGCTGAAATTCTTAAGTTATATTAATGTTTTTTCATTTCATTTATCCTATTTTTAATGTCTGAAACTTTTTGTTTATATTGAGCTAGTTCCTCGTTATAAATATCAAGCCACTCTTTCATCTGTTTGAGTATATTTTTGTTACGATAATACCACGATATTACATCTTTACTTACCTTATCACACGCTGAATATTCTTCCATTATATATTTATTATCATCTTTGGACATGGATATATTATGAAATTCTAGAATGTTCTCGAGTTGCGCCATATTATTAACATTATCAGCATTAAGCGCGTCGATATATTCTAATTCTTCTTCGAGCATATAATTTAATTGGATATTATTTTTTTAATGACTTTTATAGCTTCATTTTCACCGGAAATACCAGAATACTGATTCAAAAAGAATCGACTGTATATTTTACCGAACATTTATGATATTTGACTAAATAATTTTAAAATATAATCTTTATCATGTTTTAACCATATCTGGTGACAGCCTACAGGTATTCCTTCATATTTAAAATCTTGTACACCAAATTCTTTAGATTCTTCTCTAGTTGGTCTAGTCAAGTCAGATAAAGCAAAATATACATCATCTGGTTCCCCAGACCATTTTTTAGTTTTACATAATTTTTTAGCAGATTCAACATTTCTTAACATAAAACCACCGTTAAAAAGAAACCATTTAGGTTCCCAATGTATAAAATTATCTGATTTTAAAAAATGATCAGGTGTTTTCAAACAGCGTTCACATTCACACTTGTGTGAACAAATATTTATTATACTACCATTTAACAAAACATAAAAATGCGCACAAAGTCCACCAACTATATCGTATTTTAAAAATTTAGTGGGTATTTTTCTAAAAATATACGAATCCCACGAATTAAGTAATACATGTTCGAACTCCGATAAACTATCCCAAAAATCTAAATTCGTGAACAATCGACTATATTCTTGGTATTCAATATTATTTTCATACATTTTTATATATTTCACATTTTTCCAATTTTTAGTCGTTTCTAATACTATTTTTTCATTGTCACCACTATAAAGTATAACCAAACACACTTCACCACCACCATATACATTACATATATTATTTAAATTATGTTTAATAATATCCATGTGTCTAAATTCAACATACATAACACATAATTTTGATTTTTCAGCCCATATTGTTTTTGGATAACTCGGTATTTTAGTTTTTAATTTCACAAGTTCACTATATTCATGTAAATCCATGTTTTAATAATTATATTTTAACACTCTTTAAGTTTTTAATTTAAAGAGTATATACGTATTTTAATATTATATGAAAAATTTTATAGATGAACGAGGTGAAATACTTTTTAACATAGATACTGTACCTTTTGAAATAAAACAATGTTTTACAAGTAAAAATAATAAAAATGTTTTAAGAGGTCTTCACTGTAGTCCATATCCAAAATACATAACAGTTAATTCGGGCAAAATATTTGATGTTATAGTGAAACCCGATGGCACATACGATACCTATATATTAAATAAATGTGATTCATTACTCATACCCTCTAATTGTGCACATGGGTATTTTTGTTACGAAGAAAGTGAAATTATATATTTTTTAGGAGGTAAATTTCAACAATCACTCGAAAAAAATTATCATTGGAATGACCCATATTTAAACATACAATGGCCCAAAGAAATAAAGAATATAATCGTATCAAAAAAAGACGCATCAAATCCATTTTTTAATGAAATAAATACAATTATATTAGGTTCAAATGGTTATCTGGGATCAAATTTATTAAAATATATACCAAACAGTATAGGTTTAAATACAAGGTTAGAAGATACAGAAGTTTTAAGGGAAAAATTTAAATTTATAAATCCCAAATATGTTGTATCTGCAGCGGGTATTTCCGGTAAACCAACTATAGACTGGTGCGAAAGTCATAAAGAAGAAACTATAAATGTAAATGTTATATGTCAATTACAACTCATACAAATATGCAAAGAATTAGGTATACATCTAACTATACTGGGTTCGGGTGCCGTATTCAATGGTGATAAATTATTTTCCGAAACAGATGAACCAAATTATACGGATACATTTTATTCTAAATCCAGAGTCGTATTAGAAAATATAATACAAGACGCGTACATCAACGATGTACTATATTTAAGAATACTTTATCCCATAACCGGGGATGGAAACTCTAAATGTTTCTTAGAAAAGTTAAAAACACGTGCAGAAAATATACATAATACTAGAATAACCGCAACTATTGTACCATCACTTTTTCCAAAATTACAATATTTTATGGATCATAAATTAACTGGAATATTAAATTTTGTAAATGATGGTACTATATCCTTATCAGAAATATTAAAATGTTTCAATATAGACCATAAAATCAGCCAAGAAAAATCAAATAGGAGTTTATGTTGTTTAGATATTTCTAAAATGAAAATGTATATTGATGTAGATAATATTAATAACTTAAAAACAATTTTATATTATTAATAAAAATAATGACAAAGAAAGTATGGTATGCACCCAACAAATTCGAATCATATGGTGAAGAAGAAATAAAAGCCGTCGAAGAATGTCTTCGCGATGGTTGGTTAGCGGGTTTTGGTAAACGTACCGAAGAGTTTGAAAAAAGAACAGCACTCATTTTCGGTAAAAAAACGGGTCTTTTTGTAAACTCTGGCAGTAGTGCTATTTTACTCGCACTTGCTGCGCTCGACCTCCCAAAAGGTTCAGAAGTTATCACACCTGCATGTGGATTTGCTACTACAGTTGCTCCAATTTTACAACTTGGTTTGATACCTAAATTTTGTGATGTTGATTTAACTACATACGTTCCTTCACCTCGACATGTATTTTCCGTTTTAACAAACAGAACAAAGTGTATTCTCATCCCAAATCTTATAGGTAACGTACCTGATTGGGAAGGTATTAGATCAGTTTGCCCCGGAATACCTCTCATCGAAGATTCGGCTGATACAATAACACGAAACGACTGTACGCATATAAGTACCACAAGTTTCTACGCGAGTCATGTTATTACAGCCGGTGGTGTAGGTGGTATGGTCATGTTCAATAACGAAGAACAATATAAACGTGCACTCATGTTCAGGGATTGGGGAAGAATTGGTGATAATATAGAAGAACCATCTGAACGATTTAACCACTCAGTAGATGGTATTCCATATGATTGGAAATTTTTATACGGTGTTGCTGGATATCACTTAAAAGCTTGTGAAATGAATGCCGCTTTTGGTCTCGTACAACTCGATAAACTTGAAGGTTTCTTAAAAATTCGTCGTGAAGTGGTAGAGAGATACAAAGAAAATCTAAAAGATTGTTCATATTATACTTTACCAGACGATTCCAAAGAACCAAATTGGCTCGCCATGCCTCTTCAATGTGAAGATAGACTTGGTGTCATAAAATATCTCGAAGAAAATGACGTTCAAACGCGTGTCACTTTTGCTGGTAACATTACAAGGCACCCCGCTTTCAGGGAATTTAAACAAGAATTTGAAAATGCGGATACTATAATGCGAAACGGATTTTTATTGGGTGCGCATCATGGAATGACCCTAGAAGATGTAGATCGTGTGTGTAATTTGCTTAAAAATTTTGCTAAAGGTAAGTAATAATGACAACCGCTCTCGTAACAGGTGGTTGTGGATTTATAGCATCTAACTTTTTAAATTTAATGAAAGAAAAATACCCTGAAATTAAATTTATAAACTTAGATAAACTCGATTATTGTTCAAATGTAAACAACGTAAAACCAGGTTACGCTACATTTGTAAAAGGTGATATATGCGACGAAGATCTTTTAGGTTATCTTATAAAAGAATACGATTTTGACGTTGTTTTTCACTTCGCGGCCATGAGTCATGTAGACAAATCATTTAACGATCCTAAAAAGTTTACTTTAAACAATGCGTATGGTACACATGTCTTATTAGATAAATTCAGGGAACTCAAACCCGAAGTTGAATTTATCCATTTTAGTACAGATGAAGTCTACGGAGAATCTGTAACCGACGTACCTTTTAATGAAGATACAGGTGTTTTAAAACCAACAAATCCATACTCGGCTTCTAAAGCCGCGGCTGAAATGATAGTTCAATCATACATAGATTCTTATAAAATGAATATCAAAACTATACGGTGTAATAACGTATATGGCCCAAACCAGTACCCCGAAAAAATAATACCAAAATTCAAAAAACTTTTACGTGAAGGGAATAAGTGTACCATACATGGAACTAAAAGTGCTGAAATACAACGCGCCTTCATGCATGTAGATGATGTTGTGAGTGCAGTTGATATTATATGGAAAAAAGGTAAATCGGGTGAAACTTATAATATAGGATCACAAGATGAAATATCCGTGATGAAACTTACAAAACTAATGATAAAAATAATAACTGGTACAGAAAACTATGATAATTATATATCTTTTGTAACAGATAGACCGTTTAACGATAGTCGCTATTATATATCATCAGAAAAACTTAAATTATTAGGTTGGAAACAACAGAAAACGCATAATGATTTAATACAGTTTATACATTTAAAGAACTAAATACTCAATACATGATCGCTTTAATTACAGGTATTACTGTACATTATGTTCATATTTAGCAGGATTTTTACACGATACACGCATAAAAATTTTGTTTTCCCAATATTTCAAGTGGGGGACATGTCGTCAACGTTGTAATCTAAAATTAATTTATTTGCAGGCCCTCTAAAATTACGTTGAAATTTATATAGATCTAATAATGGAAAATATACACTATTAATATTTTTATTTATTATTTTTTCAATAATATCTTCTCTATTATTGCACAAAAATATTTTATCTTTTACTATTGAATTAAAGTTTGTACCGTGTGTGGTTATAGGAGTACCAAAAATAGTATTTTCATCTAGTATTAATGTTTTTTTTAGTTTTAATAAATTAGTTTTTGATAAATCATATGTTTTAATTTTAGAAAAATATTCTGAAATATTTAGAATATGTTCAATATTAAAAATGCCCATATCCATAGTAGGTCTTATAGATGGATTTACAAAACCTAAGATTTGTAAATTTTTATTTTGTAGATACTCTTGATAATATTTAAATATATTATCTTTAAATTTTTTTCCAAATTCTATTGTATCATGCAATAACATTAAATATTTAAATTCACTAAATTCATTATAATGTTCTGTTATATATATTGCACTTGTATGATGTAATCCAGTATACTTTACTTTAATTACCTTAATTCCATCTAAATAAATGGTTTCATCTTTCTGTTCCTGTCCCGATATTATAATTACATTTGATAATTTTGATTCTTTAATTTGTTTTAATAGAGTTTCTCTACTATATTTAAAATAATTTTCACAAGTATTAATTACAATCAATAAATTATTCATTTATAATATATATTTAGAAAATAAATTTCATAAAAGGGACATTTTAAATGTCTGACGGGTTAAACAACTAAAATCTATATACAGAACAGGTGCTAAAAATTCCATTCAAATAAAGGCGGAAAAACCTAAGTCAAAAAAACTAAATATTTTTTTAAAGTAAATTCCTTTTCGAGCATATAATTTAGTTGTATATTATTTTTTTAATGACTTTTATAGCTTCATTTTCATCTATTTCCCACCATTTACCATAAAACACTTTTTTAAGAAAGTCTGGTACATGTGTATAATCTATATAAACCTCGTTAGATGGTAATGGTATTATGTCTACACCAAGTTGTTTAAATACACCTCTATCATGACTAATTATAGGTTTATTAAAATATTTAGCTTCTAAATGTAATAAACCAACACCTTCTCCCCTTGTACACGTCACACAATAGTCACACAAATTGAAAAAAGAAGTTAATTGTTCATCAGAAATACGCTCTGTTATAACTTTGATATTCTTAGTAATTGTTAAATTATCAGGTTTATTTGTTTTAATAATGAGTGTATGTTCCGTATTTTCGAGCGCCTTTGCAAAAATTCTTGTGAGTGTTGTAACGTTTTTACGAATATCATTTGTTCCATTATATAAAAACACAAGTTTTGACGGGTCTTGTGTTTTATGTATTATTGTAGGTTTAGAACGAATAAGTGAAGATGTCCAAAAATTCAACGCTTTACACTTAACACCATGCTTCAATAATATATCTTTAAGATAATCATAAGGTACTATAACTTCATCAAAAAGTTTCATTTGTTCTATAATTTCTGGGTGTACATCATTTGTTTCAAACATGGTAAATAATTTAATACATTTAAATTCCTTTCTCGCGTTAATTACAAAATTTTCCCAAAATGGATATGTTTCAATAAGTTCAGAAAGTGTAACCGTATCTAATTCATTATCACCAGAAATACCAAGATACTGGTTCAAAAAGAATCGACCGTAGATTTTACCAAACATGTTAATATATAAAATACTAATTCTTTAAAGCTTCTTCAGATGTTCATTTCGTACCACGTGGCATCTTTATCATATCACATGTATTTTTTTTAAATATTTAACCAATAATCTAATCTAAGATCTACACGTTTATTAGCATTTGGAAAATCTAATCCGGTAATTGGATAAGATTCTGTTTCCATTCACACCCTTCGATTGTTCTTTTTTGTATGAAACACCCTCTTTAAAAAAATAAATCCCATGTTCCAGAATCAAACGATAATCTATATGATTCATTGATGTAACAATATAGGATCTCTTTTATAAAAATCCCCTTTTTGAAAAATATAAGAAGTACATAAGTTAATATGATTGTAAAGTATATGTTTAGTTATAGGATTAATATGTCCCAAATCAGGTTCCATTATATCACTTTGTTCAAATTGGGTTAATAAATTTGTAGGATTAATAAACATAATTTTATTTTTTTTACATATTTTTTCGAGTAATGTAATTAAATAATCTCGTTTTTCCAATTTTTTACCTTTATAAGTTACATTTATATGTGAAACTACTATAATTGGTCGAGGAAACACAAGTTTTTGTATTTCTAATATATCATTTTCAATTTCTTCATCTGTCTGTAAAATTACATTTGTTTCATTGAGTATATCTTCGGGTGTATCTTTATAATTTTTATCAAAAATACGCTTATCTACCGCAATGTGTGAAAAATATCTATCTTTGTATATATATTTTTTCATGGATGCAATTTCTAATACAAAAACATCGGTTTTATCGAATCTTTCCTTAAAACTGGGTTCATATTTCATAGATTCTTTATTTATTATAGATGTTCTCATACAAAATCTATCGTAATAATTTTGTAATTTTATATCACCATTTATATATTTTATGAGTTGTATAATTTCTTTTGTACAGTGTGTATAAGAAATTTCATTACTTAAATTGGAAGAATGTGCAATACCTTCAATTCTACAAGAGCCAAATGGTGTAACTATCATTTAAATAATAAAATTTTATTTTTTTTAAATTAATTATTTTCATTGTATTAAAGATTACTATCTTTTCTTTAATATAATGAGAATATCTTACGCTATTTGTGTGTGTAACGAATCTCGTGATTTGTTTTCACTTGTATCGTTTTTGTTAAAGGTTAAAGACGAAGAAGACGAAATTAATATTTTAATAGATACTGCACACGTCACCGATAACGTTAAAAATGTTATAAAGTATTTTGATGATAAAATAGTTACTTGTGAAAGAAACTTTGATGGTAACTTCGCAGAACACAGGAACTTTCATTTAACCAAATGTTCGGGTGACTATATATTTATAATAGATCCAGATGAAATGCCCAAAGAAAATCTTATCATAAACCTTAAAAAAATGATAAATGATTCCGGTGCTGAATTAATAATGGTACCAAGAATAAATATTCAACCAGGTTTTACACAAGAATGGCTCGAAAAATGTAAATTTAGAACAAATGAACTTGATTGGATAAATTGGCCGGATTATCAGGGTCGTATTTTAAAAAATAATGAAAATATAAAATGGACTAACGGATTACATGAAGTTATAACAGGTACAAATAAAATAGTACAAATACAAGCTAATCCTAAAATTGCAATTTGGCATATTAAATCTATAGAAAAACAAGATAACCGATGGGATTATGATAGTGGTGATTACAAAGTTCCAGAATCGGATAATTTATATGACTTATTAATATAATTAAAGAACTAAATATTCATTTAATATATGATCGCTTTAATTACAGGTATTACCGGACAAGATGGTTCGTATTTAGCAGAATTTTTACTCGAAAAGGGGTATGAAGTTCACGGTATAGAGAGACGTTCCTCATATACCGAATCACGTATTAATACTATCATAGATCCAAAATACAGAAACCATAAAAATTTACATATGCACTACGGTGACATGACAGATTTACCCGCACTCACGGATACAATAAAAGCTATAAAACCAGACGAAATTTATAATCTCGCGGCACAATCACACGTAGGTTTATCGTTTAAAATGCCAGTGTATACATCGGAAGTCGATGGTATAGGTGTTTTAAAAATTTTAGAAGCCATACGATTATCGGGACAGATTAAAACGTGTAAACTGTACCAAGCTTCTACATCAGAACTGTTTGGTAAAGTTCAAGAAGTACCACAAAATGAAAACACACCGTTCTACCCGCGATCGCCTTACGGTGTTTCGAAACTTATGGGGTACTGGTCTATTGTAAATTACCGAGAAATATACGGTATGTATGCATGTAATGGTATAATGTTCAACCACGAATCACCAAGACGAGGTGAAAACTTCGTCACGAGGAAAATCACACTTGGTGCCGCTAACATAAGTTTAGGAAAACAAGAGTGTTTATACCTAGGAAATTTAAACGCAACACGTGATTGGGGTCACGCAAGAGACTATGTTGAGTGTATGTGGAAAATTTTACAACAAGATGAACCGGAAGATTACGTTATAGCAACAGGTGAAACGACATCTGTTCGTGATTTCGTACGTATAGCGTTTAAACACGTGGATATTGATTTGAAATTCGAAGGTAAAGATGTAGATGAAGTTGGTATAGATACTAAAACGGGTAAAGTCATTGTTCGAGTAGATCCAGAGTTTTTTAGACCGACGGAAGTTGATAAACTACTCGGCGATCCAACAAAAGCTGTTAAAAAATTAAACTGGAACCCAAGGTCTACGTCTCTCGAAGATATGATAAAAGAAATGGTATCAGAAGATTTAAAAAATTAATTTTAGGACAAATGAACTTGATTGGATTGACTCATTATTAGATATAATATTTATCTTTAATTTTTTTTCTCAGTACATTGTAAATGTCTGAATCAACTCTCGTAAGGGATCCAAAGTTAGTCTCTATAGTTGACAAATTAAAAACGGGTAAAATAGAAACTGAAATTGGCTACAAAGAAGTCGCTATAGTAATTCTTCTCGGTATATTTTACATCGCAGTAACTGCTCTCGGTATAAAAGTATATAACAACTGTGAAGGAATACAAAAATCTAAAAAATATGAAAATCTTAAAAATTATTTAAGTCATACAATGGCCGTTGCTATAACAATACCAATAACTCTTTTAATCATGAAAGTTGCTACAAATGAGGGTGGTATGTTTTCAATGATATATGCTATTATGGGTCTCACAGGAGCTTCCATCGCTTTGGATATCATGAGACAGCCATCGTGTAAGGAAACTGTTAAATCGAGTGATAAAACTTTTACAACCATGTCAGTTGTAGCTTGGTTGATTCTTTTGCTTGGTGGGGGATATTTCACGTTTAAAAAATATCCTAAGTTAGGAGAAGCACTCAAAAGAGATTTATAATGGAAATACACGAGTCTATTTATATTTTACTTATGCTCTTGGCCTACGTGATTCGTAGAGCAGGAACATTTACATTAGACGAAAAAATAAAAATGATTAATTTCGTCGGTGATGTTTTTAAAAATTCAAACGTTTGCTATAGCAGCTGCTGTGAGTCCCGTAAATGCGACCATAGCACCACGCCCTATATTACGCATAGCAAATGACTCAAACTCCTCCTCTGTTAACGTCGTAAATGCTTTTGTTACACTATACGTCGCTAAGAGAGTACATCCAAGACCTAACAATGAAAATGGTGGATAATTCATTTGTTCAATGACATTAAGACCAGTAAGTCCCCAATTAACAAGACCGAGTGATGAACCATACATTGCTGCGCGACCATTTACAGCTTCAATAAATTGAAAATTTGGACCAGGTGGTGGTTCATCAGAAGCAGATGCAGAATGTCTAAACCTTTTTCGCTTTGAGTTAATTGGTAAAAATTGTAATTTAAGATTTAACACTTTATTATTCATTCTTTTTTAACATCGGGTGTACTCTTTAACATCTTTAAAAATGTATACATACCCAAAAATAAACCCGCTGCAGAATAAACTACAGAAATATTAGATCCTTTTCTATATTGATATACTGTCCATAATAAACTTGCAATAATACCAGAAAGAACATATTCTATTGAGTAATAATTTAGTTCGTCTGGACTGGATTTGTATACCTTCTTGAAATGCTGAATCATTTGATATAAACCTATGCTTATAGCAATAGTAGATAAAGACTCGGATGTATTGTCCATTATTATAATTATTAAAGAAATTAATTCTTATAAAAGTATAAAATGTCACAAACACCCGAAAAAATCGTTGCAAACTATGATTCCAAATCGAAACAGTCTAAAAATGTTGCGTTAGAAATGAAAAAAATTGTTGAAAGGTACCGAGGTAAACGCATTACTAAAGAAAATGTATGTGTATTAGTTTCCACACTCATGCTCCAAGCACAAAACCTTAAAAACGTCTCTGGACCGGATAAAAAGGAACTTGTCATGGACTTAATCTTTTCGATTATCGAACAAATTGATGAAGGTGACACTGATACCGAATTCGAAACACTTCTCAAAGCAATGGTTCCTGGTATGATTGATAGCTTTGCTGTCATGTTAAAAACAAGCGCTGGGTGTAAAAAATTATTCGGATGTTTTCGTTAAATAATATAAAGTTTCGTACCGTTATATAAATACAATGAAGTTTCCAACTTTAGAAACGATGGTTATGTACGGTATTTACACTGTCCGTGATTTGATACTATATTCACAAAATAAACTCGTTAAACGAAATGTAAAAATACTCAACGAATGTGATCAGTGTTCTTATGTATTTAGCGGACACATGTGTAATAACTGTAACGATATTAAAAATAATTCGCTCGTATAAACCAATGTATTATACAACCGTTGTTACTTATACGACCAAATTAAGAAATGAAGTAAAAAGTGATTGTTTGTGTTGCGCGGAACGAAGACTCATAAAAAATTTAAAACACGATTTTTTAAAAAAAGGGTATCGTTCACATCAGTTCAAATCTTGGCTAAACAGAAAGTGTGGAACATTAGTGATACGTCGTGAAACCAGTTATGGTGACGGTATATCACTACCATGTGTTCTTTGTAGAAAAGTTATAGATAAATATGATTTAAAATGGATTGCACACGACGGAAAAAAGTGGATACACTCCAAAAAAACGTCGTGTATACCAAAATCACAACCCACAAACAAACAAAGAAAGCATTTAAGATTTGGTCTTAATAATTAAACCCAGTGCAGTTTCTAGATTATTATCATTACGTTTAAGAGGTTTTTCTCTTTTTAACCGTAATGTTTCGTTTTTACCAGATGCACTTTTTATATCACTCAACTTTTTTGTATTTGAAATTATTGGTATAACTCTCTGTGGTAATGGTTCTATGGATATTTCTTTTGGTTTTTCTACATCTATTACGTTATTTTCTCTAAATTGTTCTATTGTTAAATCACCACCAAAAACCTGTAATCTTTGTCTATGTGGTGCTTTTTTTATAGGGCTAATTCTATCAAAAAGTTTACGACGCATCATGACCATATTTCCGCATATAAGTCCGCCGCGATTACACCCGTACTTATCGATCGCATATGTCTTCATGCAACTCCAAGAACAAAAATTTCCTGATGTATAAAATTTATTTCTTCGATCGTCGTATTTATGTGGCATAGTTAAAGGTATACTTTTAAATGGATGACAACACCACCAACACCACATTCATAGTTTAAAAGTGCATTTTTTTCTTTAAGTTATCTTTTACTCATTATAACCATTAAAAGTGATAAACAAATCATACAAAGTGAAAAAGACCCTATACCTGCAAATACAACTGTGTTGTTTTTATTCGAAGACGGGGTCGAGGACGGAGTTGAAGACGGAGTTGAAGACGGAGTTGAAGACGGAGTTGAAGACGGAGTTGAAGACGGGGTTGAAGACGGTGTTGAAGACGGGGTCGAAGACGGGGTTGGAGACGGGGTTGGAGACGGGGTTGGAGACGGGGTTGGAGACGGTTTTTTCTTCTCTTCCTTTTCAAAATTTATTTCACACCCTTGTTCAATCATCAATTTTTGGGCTTCTATATTTGATGCGTCTAATTTTTGATTACATATAGCAAGTTTGTTTGCACACGCGTTAGGTTTTCCACTACTTGGCATTACAACATTACCATCACATATACCCGGGACTAAACAATCTGCATTACCAAACATGTTTGATGCGGATTTCATACCCACATCTTCAAATTTTTTAATACCATCAACTATTTCTTTACACCCAGCCCATGTAATATTCTTTTTACAATGATTAATAAAATTTGTACCACCTTCCTGAACATTTATACATTTGCATCTAGGATCGGATCTATGTGTTTTACACCATTGGCGTGCATTTTGTTCTGCTTTTTCTTTATTTATATTCTGTTTTATCTTATCATAGCACGTTTCATTTTTATGACTGATTTTTCTCATTAAGTTTGATACGTGACTACAATACCCTTTTGGTTCAGCGCCAACACTAGATCTAAACCCAAAGAGAAATTGGTCATAAAGACTTCGGAATCTTTTAGGACCTGAACCATCACCACGAGTACCCACAGCACCAACTCTATTCATACGAGGTTCTTTAGACCAATTTTTCAATGCATTTTCGGACACACGGCTATTAGCGATATTACATCTCAATCCCGCAGATGCACCACCGAAAACGTCAGCTTTTCCCGTATAATTACCGTGTCCCTCATGCGCACCACCTATTTTGTATATACTATTAAAATATTTACATGGGTTACGTCCGGCACCGTTCCTATCTTCTCTAAGGTAATCACTTCCTACATTTACACACCAGTGTCGTCTTCTACCTTTTCTCCCTTTTCGATGTCTGGATATTTCATTATGATGATTACAACCACCAGCATCTCTAGTTCTGCCTTCACCTGGTGAAAACCATCCTGCTGCATATAAATTTGGCATTGTATTTATTAGTATATAAAAATATTTTTATTTTATAGAGTATGTGGTTTATATTTATACTTGTATTTATATTTGTATTAGTATTTTATCGAAAAGTAAATAATATATATTTTTTACACAAGAATGTTTTATCAAAACGTGAATGTGAAGAACTCATACATATGTCTAAAAAATATACACTTGAAACTAAACCGGACGGTGTTGATAATAAACCAGAATACCAAGTTGATATTTATGATTCTAACCAAATCGTAACCGAAGATTTATATAAAAAGGCTATGATTATATATAATAAACATATTAGGAAAAAACTAACACGTGTAACGCACCCTGATTTTATATTTTTAAAAAGGTATAAACAGGGTGAAAGAACGCATATTCCTATACACTACGACGATAGTCGAATATCCTTTAATTTTCTTCTTTCCGATACGAACGATTTTACGGGTGGTGAACTCTACATGTTTGATAAAAAACAATCGGAACTAATTAACAAAAGTATTTCAACTATGAATAGAGACCATTTTGTAAACCATTATAAAAATCTACCCATTATAACTAACTTTGAACAAGGTGATTTAATCGAGTATGAAGGTGGTGAACAAATGCACGGTATTTTACCTATTAAAAGTGGTGTAAGATATCTATTAACATTTTTCTTTGAATAAAGTATGTATGTATTAGTACTCTTTTTAATATTAATTATAATATACAAAAATATAGAATACTTTAAATATAAAAGGATTCACCCTAATAATTTTCCTTTATTAAAAGAAGTGAATGAGTATATAAATACATCCGAATGTAAAAACATTACAGAAAAAATGGTGAATCACCCAGCATTCGGGTTAGGTGGTTTTTGTATACGATTTAATGATTCTCCTGAAACTGAAAAGATGTTCCAGGAAAATAACTTACATGAAATATACGATATATTCAAACGTGTTAAAAAAGATGGTACAAACGTGTACATATGTAATATTCTAGTATTACCAGTTTCATCGGGTATAAAAATAGGTGAACATTATGATTGTACACACGAAGAAACTGATATATTCGGGCGTCAATATATGCCTTTATGTAGCACGGTACTATATTTAAATTTACCTAATACATTTACAGGTGGTCAGTTATTTATTAAAAAGTTCAATAATGACCATATTTATAAGAAAATAGACCCCGTTATAGGTAAACTTGTTCAATTTCGTGGTGATATGTCACATGGTGTAGACGAAATATATAGCGATGAAAAAACAGATCGATTAAGTTTAGTTTTTGAACAATATAGTCTCGATAAAGAAATACCATTTAAGATCGAACCTATATTTACAGAAACAAGACGTGATGAAAAAGGAAACGTTATACTTATGTAACCCTATATAAATTACCAGATAACGTCATTCGTTGGTTATCCACTGTATGTCGTTCTACAAAATGTGAAAAACAACTTGGGAATATAACGATTTGGCCTTCTTTTATATCAAGTTTTATACTCTTTTTAAGTTGTGGAACATTTTCTTCAATTTCAGAATAAAAAATGTGCATAGGAGAAGGATTGTTAAAATAAAATCCCGCATCTGTTTCTGGATTATATTTTGCCATGTAATTAAAACTAAACATAGATTCAGAAGGTCCACAGAATGTTTCGTCCCCTGGGTCACCGAAATGCCAGTGTTCTGATGTATGATCACCTTTATTATAAATGTTAAACCATATATCCATACAGTCTAATGTTGAACATTTTTCATCTCTACATATTTTGGTCGTTAAATTGAGTTTTTCTATATTTAACTCTTTTAAAAATTGTTTCGTATGTTTCTCAATTTCACTGTTTATATATTTTGTTTCATTTACATACGCCCGTAAATCAAACAATATACCCTCATCTTCATCCTGTACACCTCCTAGTTCATCTATAATTTGTGTTTTACGTTTAGGTTTTATATTATTTCTACAATACTCTACTTCATCGATAACACGATGTGGAGTTTCAAATGAACCTATATATACAGGTAAACCAAAAATATAGTGTATCATCTTATAATTTATAGTATCATAATTCTTTATATAAATTACCTGAAAATGTTATTCTTGGACCATCACACTCTTGTTTTGAAACTTCGTGTACCATAAAACACGGAAAAATAATTACATCTCCTTGTTTAACATTAGGTATAAAATTACCATTGAAACATGGTACTTTGTTCTTCCATTCTTCAAATATATAAGGTCCAGGTGAAGGGTCTATGAATTTAAATTTGGCATCCTTTTCTTCATCGTATTTCATAAAGTATGTAAAACTAAACAGGTTTTGTGGATGTCCCTGATATTCTGGTTCTTCGTCTTCATCACCTATAACATGCCAATGCGGTCCCTGATAATGCCCTTTTTCATATACATTAATCCATGTATCATTACAGTTATCAGTACACAAAGAGTTTCCGCATACATTAACTGTAAGGTTTATATCCATTTTTAGTTCGTTTAAAAATAGTTTAGTGTGTTTATGTAATTCTTGTAATATATATCTAAATTCATTTTTTTTATCGTTTGTGTTACACCCACGTCCATGTGAAGATGTTGTTAAACACTCTGCATTCCATTCATCCGACGGATTAACCATTTTCATATCATCGATACATTTTTGCACCTCAGATATAGATTTAGAAGGATCTTCTATTGAAAATATATATACAGGGTAACCATAAATATATTGTATCATACTAAAATTATAATTTTATTTTTTATCTAAGTATAATACAACAATACATGGGAGGATCAAATTCCAAAACTGTCGTCGAAACTAATATAGTAAATGAGTCTACTTTTAACGCTCTCAACCGTTCTGAAAATGTTGTATCTGCAACCGTCCTGAATGTTCAGGACATGTCAGTAAAAGGCGTGAAAGCATATGGATGTAATTTAAAAATAGGACAAAAAATTAACGCCGATATAAAAATTATGCAGTCATTTAATCAAGAAGATACACAGAATCTAGTAAATGATATAATGAATGAACTCGATGAAAAGGTGACGAACGAATCAAAACGTAAAACTGGATTTATGGGGATATCTGGATTTGATAATAAAAAGTCAGAGGCTAAAACAAATATTACCAATAAAATAAAAAAATCTATTACAAATGAAACGATCAATAAGTTACAAGGTCAGGTTGTTAACAAACAAAAATTAGTCACTGAAAATCTCGTTATCGATAAATGTGGTATGTCTGTCTACAAAGAATTGGGGTTTCCACCGCCAGTTGAAGTAGTTGAACTATGTACAAAATCACTTGGTGATTGTGTTATCGACCAGAATGTCGTTGTAAAATATGTTGCTGAACAATTAGGTAATAAAATATCAAAAATTATAAACGAAGATAAAACTGCACAGGCTTTATCAAAAGAATTAACTGCGTCCTCTACACAAGAAGCTGCGGGTATAGAAGCGGCTATAGGTGCTTTTACAGGACCAATGAAATATGCTATAATTGCGTGTGCACTTGTAGTAGTTATATTAATAGTAGGTGGCGTCGTGTTTTCTATGTCACCTGCCGGTCAAAACGCAGCAAAAGCGGCTGCATCAAAAATAAAATAAGATAATCTCTATTTTTACGAATTCATGAACTATATGAATCGATAAAAATATGCTATTTTTTAATTATTCTTCAGAATCGCTCATTTCGTTTTCGGAATCATCATACTCTTCAAATTCTTCCTCTGGTTCTTCTTCTTCTCCTGGTCCTGTAGACTTAGCGGCTTCAATTTGATTAACTATATCAAAAACGGAAGCATTTGGGTCGATCTTAATTTCACCTGTATTATATTCTCTATATTTTTCAGTAATTTTAAACAATAATAACCCAATTACAACAAAGAGTATACCATAATATATTCTTTTCCTGGCGTTAGCGTTTTTCATTTTATATATTATAAATATATTTTAATTTAAAGGAATAATTTTTCTTTATATTATGATTTTAAGTATAGATGTTGGTATACGAAACTTAGCCATGTGCATGCTCGACGAAACATCTAATCTTATTGTTCAATGGGATGTTTCTGGTGTACCTCCTGAACATAAAGATGGGTTGTTCGTTTCCCTGAGGAAACACTTGGACGAAAAACCATGGGTATTACAAGCGGATACAATTCTCATTGAAAAACAACCCGATAGGAATAAAAAAATGAAAACAGTCGAAAACTTTCTTCACGCCTATTTCGTCATACGTAATCCTAGTGCCGAAACGATCATTTACGATGCGAGGTTCAAAATACCCGATTTCGCGGGTCCGGGTAAAGCCATGTATACAAAACGTAAAAAGGCGTCCATACAAAGATGTGAACAATTCATATGGAACAATACCGTTAATGCACACTGGATCCCTATTTTTAACGCCTCAAAAAAGAAAGACGATCTTGCTGATACCGTCATGCAAGCCATTAGTTTCACGAAACGCGTCGAGCCAATGCAAAGCGTTTCGAAAAAGAGTAAAAAACTTGTTCCGAGAAAACCAAACGAGAACCAAAAACGGACGCGGTACTCGAAATCAAATTTAGCGTACATTTATAAAAATAAAACCGAACTCGAAGTTCTCGAAAATAATAAACGGTTCATGAAAGACCTGAAACGGTACTATAGAAGTATAGACGATTTAGTTAAGGAACTTGATTAACGTAAGTTCTTATCGGCCGTATAGTACGTCTTTCCTTTCATGACGAAACTGTGTACCCGCGCATACGCCCACGCTTGTGCAGTAGCACCCGGTCGGTGTCCCGTACGCCACGCGGCTAAACCACGGTCGTACACGGTTTTTAACGTTTTCAAAGGTATACCCGTCACTTTAGAAATATCTTTAAGTTTCGTTACACCGGGGTACTTTTTACGAAACTTTGACGTATAACTCGACGTTTTCGTTTCGACGTTCTTATCGGTTTTGAATGGTGTATAATCACGCTTTAACATCTTTTTGTAACGCGTTTCAACGTTCTTAAGAGTATTAAGCCCCCTGAAATATTTTAACGGGGCATATATTTTACCTTCACTCTTACGAAGTTGCGTTATCTTTTTACGAATATCACTATCAGATAACATCTTAAAGATTGTGTTCGTACCTATACTAAATGGAGAAAAAAGTACTCGATCATGGTTTCGTCAGGCTCGTGGATTACATGCCACAAAAAGATCTCGATTCAGCAATTGTTCAAGCCGCTCGCGTCTCTTACGGAGACGGAACGAAAACAACTCGAGGTGATACTGGTCTTATTCGATATTTAATGCGACACTGGCATAACACACCGTTCGAAATGGTTGAATTCAAGTTCCATATTAAAATGCCCATGTATATCGCGCGCCAGCACATGCGACACAGAATGGCGAGTGTGAATGAGTACTCAGCGCGATATTCTATAGTTCCGGAACAATACTATAACCCCGATACTTTACGTGGTCAATCAAAAGTAAACCACCAAGGTTCCGAAGGTACAATTGATATTGATGGTGATCGTACAACCACCATGAATAAACATTTCGATAACTCGTTTGAAATATATAAGTACCTTCTCGATGATGGAGTGTGTAGAGAACAAGCACGAGGTGTACTTACACAATCTACGTATACCGAATTTTATTGGAAAATAGATCTTCATAATCTCATGCATTATCTTCGTCTTCGATTAGAACCAGGTGCACAAAAAGAAATTCGCGACTATGCAAATGCTATTTATGAACTCATACAACCGCTCGTACCCATTACCATGAAAGCGTTTATAGACTTTAGAATGAATGCAATCCAACTTTCGGGTCCAGAAATAGAAGCCATAGCAAACGGTACACCCATTGAATCAATTGGTGAGCGCCGAGAATTTGAAGAAAAAATGAAACTTTTGGGGCTCGATAAAAATATCAGTAAAGAGTAAGAATAAAAATGTTTTCACTCTCTACAGTTACAGCAAATTTTGCGTCGACAAAGAAAAAGTTTAAAAAGTTCGGTAAAAAACTCTCGAAATCAAGAAAAGAAGATATTTCTAAAATCGGGGATAAACTCAAGGAAATTGCAAATAGTGAAACAGAACGTGTAAAAAGTATTTTTGAGGAACATAAAAAGTTCTTCAAAGATAATAAACCTACCCCAACCACGGAAACGACTGCTATTGATTTTTACGAGAAGCCCTAAGCACTAAATCAAGACTTATAAGTGTTAAAACTACAAAAGCACTTTGACTTCCGTGATCTAACATATTACCAGCAAAAACAGCCGATAAAACACTATACTGAACATACCTCATTTCCCGTCTCGATTTTTCCAAAGAACGTTTTATGGATGCTCTGGATTTCTCCAAACCCAGAACAGCCGTACTTATATTCTTTATTCGATTTGGCATCTCTACCGATGTTGAAAACATGTCTCCAATATCAATAACATCAGAGACTTGTTCTTGTATCAAAGGTTCGAGATACTCGAAATACGTAAAGTCTGGATCTAATTTTACACACGTCCCTTCAATTGTTGAAAATGCTTTTGCGAGATACACGAATGATGTTGGTATAATAAACGGTTTCGTTTGTGCGAGAGACATGAGAAGTTCATCCTGTAAAATATCATTTTTCAAACTTTTACCATCGAGTGTTTCGAGATAGTTTAGCGTTGTTTTAAAAAAAAGTTCTATGTCACTCGTATCCGATGTTGTCGGTAAAATTATACCCAAATCTATGAGTGTATCAACTATACCTTTTACATCTTTGTTTACGATGTACAAAAACATCTTTTTGAATCCTTCTTTTATATCATCACTTAAACCGATAACAAGACCAAAATCGTAAAAAACAAGTTTCCCTTCTTTAGAAAACCCCAAATTCCCTGGGTGTGGATCCGCGTGGAAAAATCCATAATCCATAGTTTGAATAACATATGAATTAATAAGAGCTTGACATACTTTCTTACCGTTTACATTCGTATCGGAAATGTTAGCAAGTTTTTCAGACTCGACATATTCCATAACGATCATGTTTTCATTGGAGAGTTCCTTGTACACTTTAGGTATCTTTATCCATTTCATTTTCTTAAACGATTTACGAAAACGTACCGCATTTTCAATTTCTTTTTCGTAATTCGTCTCCGCGAGTAAATACTCTATAGATTCATCTAATACATAACCCGTACCTGTACCTGTATCAATACCGACCTTTTCTAAAAAGTGAACAATATCACGAACATCATCGGTATCCCTTTTCATTATATTATAAATATCTGGTCGACGTAATTTAACTACAACTTCCTTACCTGTGTTCAATACAGCTTTGTGAACCTGACCTATACTTGCAGATTTAAACGGTTCATACTCAAAACTCGAAAATACATCTACGTCGATATGTTCCTTAATCGTAGTTTCTACGGAATCTTTATCTATAGGTGGTACATTATCTTGTAAAGATTCGAGCTGAGTTATAAAATCAAGTGGGTAAAGGTCAGCCCGTGTTGACGCAATTTGCCCTAATTTAATAAACGTAGGTCCCAGTTCAACCAATTGGTCTTTTGTCCATTTTCCAAACTTTACCTGATCCTTTTCAAACTGTCTTTTCCATAAAAACTCGGCAGCAAACTTCCACGTCTTTTGCTTTTGCCTTTGTGGTAATATTCGTATGGGTGTATTTTTAGCGAGACATGCCACCACCATCTTATTATAGTTGACATTATAATTCTTTAAATACAAATAATTTTTTCGTATGTTATTATAAATGCGTGTTCATATAATAGGTGCTGGACCAACGGGTATGTCAATCGCATGGGAACTTCTCAGGTCAACTGATCATGAAGTCATTATATACGATCGTAAAGAATCTGCAGGTGGTTCATGGTGGGAACCAAAAGGTCCTAAAAGAGATTTACACGCACATCGTATTGTATTTAATAATGCATTTGTAAACACAAACAGTTTATTTGAAGAAATGGGTATATCCTGGAATGATATGTTTCAACCCGCGGATACTCGTGTATACACTACAGTTTTTAAATATTTCAATTTAAAAGACTACACAACATTAGCTTCACTCGCTACACGGGTTTTATCACAACCAGATAAATATAGAAAAATACCACTCAAAGATGCATTAGGTAAATTATCGGAACGTGGTGAAAAGATACTTCAAATTTTACCTTTGATAATAGACGGGGTAGATTGGGAAACGATGTCTGCATTTGAATTTGTAAAAAGTTTTGATAATGTAGGTCTTTCGAGTCAGTATGTACAAAAAGTTTCGGGAAGAGAAATGTCAGAAAAAATGCAAAGTGCACTTTTAGAAAAGGGTGCAAAGTTTATGTTTAATACAGAACTTGAAAAGGTAAAATACAAAGGTGATGCGTATAAGGCTTTTTTTACAAATAAATCTGTAATAAACGACGGACTTCTCATTTTATGTGTAGATAATAGTAAAGCTCTTAAACTTATAGGTGAAAATTGGGGTAAAGAAGCACATAAAAAAATTGGTAACAGTACATATGGTTGTATAAATATATTACTTGATTACGATATACCAGTATATTTACCAAAAACCGATATAGAATACGCCATGGAAACTGAATTTAATATACAACCCGTTGTTTTGAGTGATAATAAAACGGTATCGTGCGTTATATGTAATTTAACCGACGAGGTTTTATCGTGTGATCCAGAAACACTCAAACGTAAAGTTATTGAACAATTACAATTACCTAAACCAAAAGATGTTCGTATAGGATGGGGTGCGAATTGGGTGGATGGAAAATGGGTATTTGAACAATCATCGGGTGTTTTGAGTTTATACGGTCAAGTTCCATTTTATGGTAAATGTTCTAAAGTTGCCTTATGTGGTATGATGTCAGAAAGAAAAACACCATACTCAAGTATCGAAGCCGCCATTGAAGTTGGACGAACATTTTGTCATAAAGAATTTAAAACGAGGCCACCTTTACACCCGATATTAATATCACATATAATACTAATTACCGTAATTTTATTATTAATAATTACATATACACGAAAAGATTAAAACGTTATTTAAAAGGTACAGTTTTATATAGTTTATTATGACATACTCGGTTGAGGCTACAGTTTACGAACCCATGTATGAATATAACGAAAAAAAGTATATAAGACTGAATATCCCCAATAAAGTTCGTGATTATATTCTCGGTTTACATGCTAATAAGTCTAATGTAATACTTTTTCCCGATAAACTCGACGATCCGTTAGAAGGTAACGTTTTAAAAGTAAAAGTCCCGTTCAGGTACCGACGCGTCATGTGTAATGTCGATGGTGAAAAACCTGTTCAATCACTTGTAAAAGGTGACCTCGTTCAAACCGAACTTCAATTTAACGGTGTTTGGAATGCACATGAACATAGTGGATATTCATGGGTTTTGAAGTATATTAAAAATATCTAAGTTATTTTATTTCCGTTATATTTTCTTCCTCTTTAACATCTGGTAAATCAATCTCTTTTAAACCACCTTCTTTTAATGCCATCAACATTCTAATACTCCCCTCAAGTCTTAAAACTTCCGCGCGCATTTTTTCGACTTGTTCTGTCATCTTTGTAATGTTATCTTCTATATTCATAAGAACCATTGTTTATATAATATTATTACTGTAATTCTTTAATATATTTTAACGTACATAAAGTTTAAAAGTGTGTAATTATTAATGTCACTCACGCGTTCGGGATATCTCACAGGAGAGACACAAGAAATCAAAAACGAACTCACCGTTCGTGCCGTTGTAAATACGGAATTTGGGTTTCCTCCGCCTCCCTTTAAGGTATTCAGAAAAACAAAAATGGGTATATGTGTACCCCGATTTTACGGTGAAGATAAATTAGGACCACCAAAAGAAGATCGCCGTCCCGAACCATTTAAAATATCAACCAAATTTAATGGAAAATTACGTGATGAAACGCATCAAAACGATGCTTTGGCGGCTGCACTCAAAGCCGGGCATGGCGTTCTTTCACTTCCGTGTGGGTTTGGTAAAACGACTGTATCCCTGGCCATAGCGTGTAAACTTGGGTACCGAACCATGATTGTTGTTCATAAAGAGTTCTTAGCAAACCAATGGCGTGAACGTATTCAACAGTTTTGTCCGGGAGCGTCTATAGGTATAGTTCAACAAGACAAGAAAGAAACGGAGTGTGATTTTGTCATTGCTATGCTCCAATCACTTTCGTTAAAAGAGTACTCGTTTAACGATTTCGATACTATAGGAACTCTGATTGTTGATGAAGCACATCATATATGCGCAAAAGTGTTTTCCCAATCCCTATTCAAAATATGTCCCAAACACATTTTTGGTCTTTCGGCAACGCCTACACGTAAAGATGGTCTTACGAAAGTTTTACATTGGTTCATGGGACCAACATTCTTTGCTGTCGAGCGTGAAAATCAACAACAGGTCGAAGTGTTTCCGATTGAATATACATGTCCACGATTCCAAGAACCACCACCGTGTACACGTTTCGGAAAACTTTCATTAGCAACTATGATTACAGAACTTACTGAAGATCGTGCAAGAAACGTCGTCATACTAAACCTTATAAAAAATATCGTTAAAGGAACGCGTCAAGTTCTCGTGTTAAGTGATCGTCGCCACCACTGTGAAGTACTCCACCAAAGTTTCAAGAAAACGTCGGGTTTGTACATGGGTGGTATGAAAGAAGCCGAGTTAACCGAATCGAGTAAAAAACAAATCATTTTTGCAACGTTTAGTCAGGCGCATGAAGGTCTTGATATACCTTCACTCGATACGGTTATACTTGTAACACCTAAGTCTGACATCGTTCAATCTATAGGGCGAATCATGCGTGAAACGCATGGTAAAAAGAATAACCCCCACATTTACGATATTTTTGATCAGTGGTCTATTTGTCATGCCATGTATAATAAACGTCTCAAAGTATACCGCCAAGGTGGTTTTAAAATTCCAAAACAAAAACCCGAAGAACCCGATGATTTTAATCAAGGAAAATGCCTCATTTTACCCTAAAAATAATCACCTGTATTTATAAGAATGCCGTGTTGCGATACGGGTCGTAATATACAGAAGTATAAAGGAGCCGCAGCATCTACACTCCAGGATGTTACCGATAATGGTAACACGACAACGGGTGATATAATAACAACCTCTGGTTTTTTTATAGGTGACGGAAGTAAACTTACGAACGTACCCGGTGTAAGCGGTACCGCATTTACTTTACAACAAACTACAAACAAAGGTAACGTAACAACCGATACCGTAGAATTTCAAAATAGTATAACTTCTTTAACTGCAAGTGGTAACGTTCTAGTTACGGGTAATGTAACCGCATCCGTTTTTTACGGGGACGGTTCCCAACTCTCAGGTATACAAACGGCAACACCGACGTTAGCGAGTGTTGTCGATGAAGGTAACGTAACATCTAACATCGTTCAATTTACAAATGCGACAACCGGTATTGAAATAACTTCAAATATAGATTTCGTAGATAAAATCACACTTAAATCAACGAGTGGAACAAAATCCAATTTGTTCGTCGTGAACGCGATCCAACTCGACCCTGGTCCATTACCATCACCTACTACAGTTCCAGCAGCTATGACTGCTAATTCATCTGGTGGAAATACTGCATCTTCGGGTGATAGTTCCGTAGACGCGTATAAGGCGTTTGATGGAAGTGATAGTACACACTATACATCCCCATTAACTTATAGTACTTCCTCTAAAGGCGCATATGGCGCAACTTCGTACGCTAGTAGTTTGGGTGGTGTACTTGGTGAATGGATAAAACTTCAAATTCCTAGTGCCATAACACCTACATCAGTATTTTTAAAATCACGACCAGATGGTACGGATTCTGCTGGGCGTCCAGCATCATGGCGTATTCTGGGAAGTAATGACAATACAAATTGGACACAATTACACTCGTCTACAACAGTTGTAGATGACTCATCCGGTACTACAGAGTCTTTTACTAATACAACATCCTATTCATACCTTGCTTTTCAAGTCATTAATCTAAATTCAAACTATGGTAAATGGACATTGTCACGTCTTTCATTCACAGATACATCAACTTTATCACCTTTGAATAACGTTTTATCGTACAACACTACGACAGGTGAAATATACGATTCAGGAGGTCAAGGTGGGAGTAGTCTATGGACAGCCTCGGATTCAAACATATACTTTTCGAACACTGTCGGTATAGGAACAACGTCACCAGCTTATAAACTCGACGTCACAGGTGATATAAACTTTACAGGTAACCTCTATCAAAGTGGAACGTTATTTAGTGGAGGTGGAAGTAGTCCATGGACAACCTTGAATTCAAACATATACTACACTTCGGGTAGTGTTGGTATAGGAACAACAAATCCACTTTATAATCTTCATGTCACAGGTACGTCAAACTTTACAAACGCAATATATGCAAATGGTAGTGCAGGTACATCTGGTCAAGTACTCACAACAAATGGACCAGGTAGTGCACCAACTTGGACGACAGTTTCTGGTGGTACCGGAAGTAGTTACTGGACACAGACAGGTTCAGGTTCAAATATATACTACACTTTAGGTAATGTCGGTATAGGAACAATGAATCCAAACTATAAACTCGACGTCACAGGTACATCAAACTTTACGGGTGAAATGCGTGTAAATGGTAGTGTAGGTACTTCGGGTCAAGTACTTACATCGAGTGGAGCGGGTAGTGCACCAACTTGGACGACAGTTTCTGGTGGTGGAGGTGGTAGTAGTTATTGGACACAGTCAGGTTTAAACATATACTATACAACGGGTAATGTCGGTATTGCAAATACGGCACCTACAAACACACTCGATATAGGCTCTAACGTTTCAGTTATAGATGATGGCGTGGATAAACTTGTTATACGAGGTAATGTGTACTCAACACATGATATAATTGCAACTTCATTCAGGGGTGATGGTTCTAATTTAACTGGTGTAACTGCATCATCGATTACATCTGAAGCGTCACGTACTATATCTATTTCAACGGTTAATGTATTATCTGCGGCATGGCTTAGAACATAAATATATATACTTAAAATAGAATATGTCTGGTGTATCTAATAATAGTAATAATACAGGACCAACAGACTCGCAATATATCACCGAAGTAAATGAAAGTCATGCATTAAGATATTGGGTACCTACATCTTCTAAATTATCAAGGGGTATAAAGGGGACAATTCAAAGAGTTTTCACAGGGGAACCTTTACATAATTTATGTAATGTGTACATTTATAACGAAACATCTAAATCATGGTTTCACGAATATACAATTACAGGTAGTTCAGGTGAAGATTTTGGTAGATCACTCGATGGAACAGATAACGCGGATATGGTAGCTATAGGCGCACCTGGGACGTGGTTTGGTTCTGTAAGTACCATAACAGGTTATGTTCGTGTATTTACTAAAGATAGTTCCGGTAACGGGTGGACACAGAGAGGTGCATCTGTATCTCAACAAGGGGGGTTTGGACACTCCGTTGCATTATCACCATATGATGGTAATATATTAGCTGTTGGTGCACCTTTTTACAACACACTTATTCCCGACGACAGTTTGGATATTAAATTTAGAAGTATAGAATTTTCAGAAGGTAAAGTTTATATATATAAGTGGAACGGTACAAACTATATTTTACAACAAACTTTAAATTCACCTTCTGGAACTTTATCAACTTCCATAACACCCGATCCATGGAAAAGTTTTTACTTTGGATACTCTCTAGGTATAACAGATATAGGTGATAAGATAATAGTAGGTGAACCAGCAATAAGAAATCTTTGGTATGAACCACATCAATTACAAGGTGGTGCTTCCAGTGTCGGATATGCAAGTGGTAATTGGTCAACAATAGAATTTCCGTATACGGGTAATGCGCATGTTTATGATAATTTTACCGTTTTATCTGGTGGTACGACATGGACGAGTAACGTATCCATAACTTCTGTTATAGGAACAACTGGTATAGGTACAATGAACAACTTAGATTCAGACCCTACTCGTGTTAGATGGTTAGATGCACTCGGTACGTCTGTCGATATAAACCGGGCGGGTACGCGTATATTAGCAGGTGCACCCGGAAGTTATGGTACGTCAAACACGTCTCCTCACGCCATGTCAGGGAGAATATACACACTCAATTGGGATCCGATTAATGCCGTGTGGGAAGAAATGGGGGAAGTCGCTAAACATATAGTTGCACCCCAAGGTAACATGTTACTTGGAAAGACTACACGTTTTGACGGATCCGGCAGACGTATAGTTACTGGTGCCACGGGTTACATAAACCATATGACTTATGAAAAGGGTGACATTTTAGTATACGATTGGAACGGTGACCAATGGGTAAATTTTCCCGGTGAAAATGTCGAAATTGTTGATCTGGCGTGGAATGCAAGTGAATATTGGACAAATTGGCAATGGAAACTCGGTGAAGCCATTTCTATAGATGGTGAAGGTGAAATGATATCTTTTGGTGTTTCTGAACATAAATCTCCACACGCATCTCCTACCGGCAGTGGTGTCTTTAGACCAAACGCGTTTAATGTAAATAATATAACATATATAGGTGGTGCAACTACATCTACAGCTGGTTCTTCGTCTACAGTTACAACTGGTTCTTCGAATATTTGGGTATACAATATTCAACAGTCCATGGTTGTTAAAGGTAATGTAACGGTAGGTGGATATGTTCAGGCAACTGGTATGTCGATTGGTACCGAAGACGATTCAAGTACGAGTTCAAAAAGTTTATTTTTTGGTGGTTCAAAATCAGATAATTCGTATGACCTTACAGTTATAGAAAATAGAGTATACGATAACGAAGAAAAATCTGAACTATTAATATTTAAAGGTAACGATAACGTAGATCCGACCACGGGTGGTGGTACATACGGTCCAGATAGAATACGTTTAAAAGGTGGTCAAATAGCATTTGATTTAAATGCGGGTTATGATAGAATACAAGAAGATATACGTGCTGTTATGCATAGAAACGCAGGTGGAGCTGGTATGTTAGGTATAAATGTAACTGCACCAACCGAAGTTATACACGTAGATGGAAAAATTAAGTGTACACAGGGTTTTATAGGTAAAGGTACAGAAATAACAGGTATTGATTTAGATTATGTTATAAGAAAACCTAGTTCAAAATTAAATAATCAAGCGGGTGTAACGGTAAATCCTATACAGTTAGGAAGTTATACAGTAAATAGTACAACCACGTATCCAACAGTTGCATTATCTGGTAATATAAGTAATGGTTATACCGTAAACGCATCAAGAGATACTGCAAATGCATATAAAGCTTTTAATGACAATACAAGTGATTATTGGGAAGTAGGTGATTATAATGTATATAGTAATGGTAATAATAGGGGTGCATATTTAGGATCAACGGAAAAGATTGCTGGGTATAAAGGTGAATGGATAGAACTTATACTACCAAATGAAATATTTGTTACTGAATTACAAATATATGCTGATACTAGTCTTTCCTTACCTACAAGATCGTATACATTTGGTAGTAATGATGGTATAGAGTATTATCTTATACAGGATTCAGGTGTTAAGTCTGGGGGGGTATGGAATGCTTATAACACCATTTTTACTAGAACACCTGATACGCTTAACGAAACTCCATATAATAGGATTTTAATTATTGCTACATCCCTTGGTGGGGGTAATGTAATGGGATGGCGTGATATCAATATATTGGGTCAATCTGCTACAATAAGTTTAAATATGAAACTTGATAATACAGGTAAAATAGGTATAGGAACAACAACACCAAATTATAATTTAGATGTTGATGGTGATATAAACTTTACGGGTGAACTAAGTGTAAGTGGTAGTGTAGGTGCTTCGGGACAGGTACTCACAACAAATGGACCGGGACTTCCACCAACTTGGACGACAGTTTCTGGCGGAGGAGGTGGTAGTAGTTATTGGACACAGTCAGGTACAAATTTATATTACCTACCTGGTTCTGTAGGTATAGGAACACTATCACCATTATATAGTTTAGATGTTGTTGGTGATATAAACCTTACAGGTAATATTTACCTACCTGGTTCTGTAGGTATAGGAACACTATCACCATTATATAGTTTAGATGTTGATGGTGATATAAACCTTACAGGTAATGTTTACCAAGATGGAGAAACGTTTTATGCTTCTCCATGGATATTTAGCGCTACAATCCCCCCACCAATGACTTCACATATTTCGGGTGGGTATATAGTAGTAGGTATTTCACTGTTAAATTCAGGTACCGAATCATGGCGTGCATTTGATGGATCGTCGTCAACTCGTTGGGAAAGTGGTAATAATTATTTGGGAAGTTCTACCGGTAGTTATCACAATAATAGTAATATATCTACAACATATAATGGAAGTTTAACAGTAAATGGGGATTGGGTACAGATAGAAACACCAGATGCTATAATTACAAATAAAATAGATATTTTACCTTATTCTACTAATACTGGGCAGTGTCCCAGAACTGGTAAACTTTTAGGAAGTAACGATGGATCCACTTGGACAGAAATACATAGTTTCATGAATCAAACGTATACACAGGGACAATACACAACTATATCGTTTACTAACACCACTGCTTATTCCGTTTTTAGGTTAGTTTGTGAAGATATGGATTATATTAGTTCAACTTATGACCCTCAAACTGGTGTTACTACTTACTATACTACCGTTATAGCAATAGCTGAAATTAGATTTTATACTGATTATCCAAATATTTATTTTAATACCGGTAAGGTGGGTTTAGGAACAGCATTTCCAAATTATAAACTCGACGTTTCGGGTGATGTAAACTTTACGGGTGAACTAAATGTAAATGGTAGTGTAGGTAGTGCAGGTCAAGTACTTACATCAGGTGGACCAGGTAATGCACCAACTTGGACAACAGTTTCTAGTGGTAGTAGTGGTAGTAGTGGTTATTGGTCACGGTCAAATGGAGATGTATATTACGTATCTGGTTTTGTAGGTATAGGAACAACAACACCATTTTATTATTTAGATGTTGATGGTGATATAAACTTTACGGGTGATCTATTTGTAAATGGTAGTGTAGGTAGTGCAGGTCAAGTACTCACTTCAGGTGGAACAGGTAGTACACCAACTTGGACAAGTCTTTTATGGTCCCAAAACGGTACAGACATATACTATACTAGTGGTAATGCGAGTATAGGAACAACAAGTACAAATGGTAAGTTAACTGTTAGTGGGTCTAATACTGGGAATAACACTAGTTATAGATTCTTTAATTTAGGTACTAGTCAGTTAACATTTGCAAGACTTTCACCAAACTGGAGTATATATGCATCAAATCATATAGGTGCATCTGGATTTTATGCGTTTTCAGATAGGCGTATAAAAAAGAATATAACTGATATAAACGATAGTTCTGCACTCGATAAAATCCGTCTCCTCGAACCAAAAATGTATAATTACATTAACGAAGTAGAGAGAGGTACAAGTAATGTTTACGGTTTTATAGCCCAAGAAGTTGCAAACGTTTTACCGTACGCAGTTACGATAGGTGAAGGTGATATTCCGAACATATATACAAACTCTAACGTTATTGTTACTGAAAATAGTAACGTTCTCGAACTTCATTTAGATACACCCGTCGAAGGATTAAGTTTATCGAATACATCTGTTATAAATATTATCACGGATAAAGATACTACCCTAACGTGTAATGTACTTTCATTTTCGGGAAGTAATGTTATAACAATCGAAAATACAGACGAGTTTAGTAATGTCACGAACGCTTTTATAAAAGGTGAACGTATAACCGATTTTCACAGTTTGGATAAAAATGCTATATGGGCAGTTGCAACCGCCGCTTTACAAGAAGTTGATAGACAATTACAGGCTGAAAAAACAAAGGTCGCAACGCTTGAAACACAAGTCGCTGATTTATTAACACGTGTTACAGCTCTTGAAAATAATTAATTTTTACCATTCTGGAAAAAGTCACAATGGTAGAAAGTTTACTTTTACTTTCGTGGAAATGAGTCCATGATCGCTAGGGCAATAACACCCGCAATGAAAAACAACACGACATAATTACACTCGGTATCTTCTTCTCTACCAGTAGAATTTTTACGATTCTCCTGGACTGGGACTGATACCTGTTGTGAAGGCCTCGGTCTTTCAATAGGATCTTCGTCTAAGGGACAATAACCTATCATTTATACTATATTTTACAAATTAATTTCGACCGACTTTTTCTTTCGCCCGCGTTTACCCTTGGTCTGAGAAACTTTCACTTCACGAACGTCACCATCTTCACCTTCACCTTCTTCCGTTGGAGCTTCAGCTATATCCGAAACGTCATCGTCGTCATCGTCGTCTACACTAGGTGGTTCCTGGGGTGCAATACTCGTCGTATTCATAGGTGGTGTTGGTGGCATCATAATGTTACCCATAAGACTCGAAATATCGAAACCAGGTCCCTGCATTTCGCGTCGTTCACCGGTTTCAGGTGTTTGTTGTTGAGATTTCGGAACCGTATTCTGAACCGCGGTCATCATATTCTGAACGAGTCCTGGATTTTGTTTAATCACGTCATTCATATTTGGCATGACGGATTTAAACATACTATTCGTTAAATGGAACATCATCGCCGAACCACCAAGCATCATAATAAGTTTGATTTCTGGGGCAACGTGCATTTTCGTTCTATACTTCACGTATAACTCCTCAAACACTTCATCGTAATCGTCGACGTTTTCCATAACATTTTCAGACCAACCATCGAGTTGAATCTCAAATGGGTTATACTTCTTATTTAAAAATTCAAGACCCGTCGTACACGCAATAAGCATACGTCTCGAAAACTTAATGGATTTATCCACATCTATACTATATGTAATTCGCTTAACTTCGTTTCTAAGTTCGTCTATAGGGGAATAGACATTCAAACGCTTGTTTACAGTAAACCCCTTTTTTTCCAAACGTCCAAGTTTATTAACTAAATCGGCTTTTTCTTCGTCTATTGTTTTAAACCCAGGGGATGGTTTTTCTTCCTCTTCCATGGCGTACCCACCACTACCACCTCCTCCTCCGTACTCCTCGGGTTCGTCATCATCGTATTCACCATAATCGACTGGTTCTTCCTGAATAGCCGGTGCCGACTGGGGTGTTTGCTTATTTGGATTAACAAATGAATCTATGTCTTCCTGAAACATCTGTGGTTGAGGCGGCGTAAACTGTGTCTTCATACGCGTAATTTGTTTTTTCACAGGCTGAGATCTAGGAACTTCAATCTCTATTTCATTCATCAAAGCCTGTTCATTATCATCAAGTTTCATGATATTTGTATCTCTACGATCAAGAATAATCTCTCCGTCCATTACTCTTTATATTGAAACTATTCTATTCTCTTTAACGCACTTTATAAAAAATGTTGTTTCAATATAAATGAAACTTAACTCCACTAACAAAAATACTCTTCGAGCTATGCTTATAGTCGTACTCCTTTTGTGTGTCCTCGCGATGTTTCGTACCAGTGGATACCAGGGCAAAGAAATTGAAATCGAAACTGTAAATACAGGTTCGTTGTTTGACATTCCATCGTCGGAAGAATGTTTGAAAACCGCTTACTATTCGAACAGTGTTGGTGGTGTATGCAACGGTCAAAAACTCGTCCAGGAACAAGCGGGTTATAAGATGAAGTAAAATCTCCGGTATATATAAATGGCTTTAGTGACTAGTCAGTCATCTTTACCTGATTTCGAACACGAGTATCACACGATTACAGTTGATACTATAGGTCAGTTAAGTAAGAATACATTTACCGTTCATCTCCAACAAACGCTGGAAAATATCGTTCAGGCGAGACTTGTAGCTGCACAAATTACAACTACAAATTCTAACGTTTGTTATATTTCCGTGAACGAACTCGATACAAATTATTCACAAAGAACATCAAATATTTATGGTTACGAAAATCAGGAAGTTATATCTAAAGTAAACAACTCATTCGGAAGTTTGATAAGTGGTGGTACAGTATCACAAATTATTTTTAAAGATAACTACCCAGTCGTTCAACAATATTCAACACCTATACGAAAAATAGACAGGTTAACATTTACATTGTTTAACCAAGATGGTAATACTATACAGG